ACGCTGGGGCCTGTCTGTCGTTCGGGTGGAGCGCACCAAGGGCGCGGTCGCGATGACCGATGCCCAGCTGCGCCGGCAGATCGCCAGGCCCGACGCCGACATCGTGCTGGACCCTGTGGAGATGGCCAAGCCCGGCGCGCGCTTCGAGATTCACCGGGATTTCCAGCTCACCGACCAGCAGTTTCAGCTGATGATGGACGCGCGCACGGCAATCGAGCGGGTCAGCGGCATCAGCAGCGGCTTCCAGGGCAAGCGCGGCACGGCAACATCAGGCATTCAGGAGCAAACGCAGGTCGAGCAGTCCAATCAGTCGCTCGAAACGATGATGGACAACTTCCGCGCCGGCCGCACGATGGTGGGCGAGCTGCTGATGGCCATGATCATCGAGGACATCGGCGACCAGGAGCAGGAGATTGTCATCGAGGGCGACGCAATCAACGCTGATCGGGTGGTGACGCTCAACAAGCGGGAGATGGACCCGACGACCAACACCCCGCGCGTGTCGAACGACTTGATGCGCACCCGCTTGTTGGTGAGCCTGGAGGATGTGCCCAGCACCAAGTCGTTCCGCGGGCAGCAGCTCAACGCGCTGTCGGAGGCCGTCAAGTCGCTGCCGGCCCAGTACCAGGCCGCGGCCATGCCGTTCCTGGCAAGTCTGATGGACGTGCCTTTTAAACGCGACTTGGTTGAGGCGCTGCGCGCCGCCGGGCAACAGGAATCGCCTGAGCAGGTGGAGGAGCGCATCAAGCAGGAGGTGGCCCAGGCGCTCAAGCTGGCCGGAAACGATCTCAAGGCGCGCGAGCTCGACATGCGTGAGCGCCTGACGGATGCGCAGGTTAAGCAGATCATGGCCCAGGCGGTCCAGACGGGCGTGCAGGCGGCGTTCTCGGCCATGCAGGGCGGCGCCCAGGTGGCGCAGATGCCGATGATCGCGCCGATAGCGGATGCGATAATGAGCGGGGCTGGATACCGGCGGCCGACGCCGGGCGGCGACGATCCGAACTTTCCCGTTCCGCCGGCCGGCATGGTGCCCGCGGGCGCGGCGCCGGAGGTGCGGCAGAACACCAGCCCAACATTCCCCCCGCGTGCCGAGAGCGGCATGCAGGGCATTGAGACGGCCACGCCGGCCGACAACCTTCAATCCTGATGGCGTACAATAGACGAGCCCGGCAGGTGCAGGAACACCGGCCGGGCTCTAACCTCAACGTGAAAAGGAGCTTCACATCATGGCTGACGCGATTGTAGCAAGCGAAAAGCAATTCCAAGAGTACGCCGAGAAGCTGGGCGGTATCGCCAACGACGCGGCGAGCAAGATCATCGAGGCCAGGGATAAGACATCCAGGGAGTTGGCGCTTGCGAATGAGCGCATGAAAAAACTCTTGAGCAGCATCGAGGACGCCGAACGTCAGCACGCTGCGCTTTCCTCTTTCTCCGACAAGGCATCAATCCTGCAAGCCAGGCTTGAAGAGCTTGAAGACAACCTGGGTATCGATGAGGGGTGCGCAGAAGAGCTTGAAGGGCTTGTCGGAAAGGTTGTCCGCATCAAGTCCAATCCGGGCGTTCCCATGACCGCAGCAGCGTTTGCCGGGCATGGGCGCGTCATGTGCGTATGGATGGACGGTGACGGGTATCACGAAATTGACATCCCGATTTCTGCGCTGGAGCTTGTTGTGCCGGCCGCCGACAAGTTTACCGATGACGAAGTGCGAGCAGCGAAAGATCAGAACGCTCCTCCGCTGGACTTCCAGAAAATTGCATCTCCTTCGCGCTTTGTCGAGCAGGAAGGCGGTGCGAAATGAGCCAGAGCGAAGAACGCGGCAAGTGGTACGGGGTTCGCGATGAACTTACCGGGAATGTGTGCATCACCAACCCAGCCGGCACCAAGTACGAAATCAGCGCGCCAAGGCTTGCCCAGCTCGACCGCGGCGCGGCTACGCTGCTGAACGACATGCTCGAAGGGCTGATCGACCTCCAGAACGAGAACGAAGCCCTGCGCTCCCGTGAAGCCCTGCACGCCCGCGCGGAAGGGCAAAGCGCCTTCGACCTGCAGGCCCAGGTTGAAGCCCTCAAGGCCGCCCGCGCCTCCGACAAGGCCGGATTCGAGGTGGTGATTCGGGAGCTGCGGGAAGAGGTGGCGCGTCTGAAGGGCGGCGCGAAATGACCAATACCACAACCCTCTGCGTCGGCGGCCCTCTCGATGGCCATTGCCGCACCATCCCCAATGACTGCATCAGCTTTCGAGTGACAAAGCCGCTTCGCCCTGGCGCATCCGCCGGTGGGCGGGTGACTGACAATTCAGTCGAGTATCGGCTGGTTTGGAGTCGAGAGCACAACCGGATGGTTTGGTTGGCGGAAGGGGAGGCGAAATGATCCAAATGGAGCGAGGAACCTGGGAAGGCGTCAGGTTCATCCTATCGCCGAAGCCATTTGCTCAGACCCCGCCACTTACAGTCATCGCCCAAGCCCGCGGCAAAGCCTCGCGAAAGAAAGAGCTACACCAGCAAGCGCTGGGACAGTTACGAAAGCGCTGACGCCCGATAACTTGCCCACACAGCCAGCCCGCTCCGCGCGGGCTTTTTTACGCCCATCTCCCGCGCCCCCGTCTAGGGGTGGCGCCCATATCCCCCTGAATTCCACACTTGGCCCCAAGCCGTTCGCATCTGCGTTGCGGCGATGCGCGGGCCTTCTGGCCTGCATCTGATCCCCAGCGGCCACGGCGACATGTGGCGGGATAAGAGGCCATGAACACCCAAAGCATTGATGATTTCCTGACCCAGGCACTCGATAACGGGGGTGACTTGACCCCCGAGCAGGCCGCCCAGCTTTTGCAGATGGGCGACACCCCAGGCGATACCGGCGCTTCTGCGTCGGAACCCAGCAACGTGCCGGACGTTGCCCCTGCTCAGATCGACGGCCAAGCAGTACCCGAAGGCGAGAAAGCCGCTACCCCGAACGAATCCGGTTTGACCGCTGAGAACGCGGTGATTCTGGCCAAGGACGGGAAGCACACGATCAGCTACGACAAGCTGGTGCAGGCCCGAGAGGCTGCCCAGACGGCGCAAGCCGCCCAGCAGGCGATGGCCGCCCAGCTTGAAGCGGCAAACCAGAAGCTGGTTGAGCTTCAGGCTCAGGCGCAAGCCCGGGCCGAAGCCGGCCAGGCGCCCACCCAGGCTGACACCAACGCAGCGGCCGCGCAGGCGGCCATTGATGCGGGTGTCGATCCTGCGCTGTTCGGGGATTTTTCCCCGGAGGCCATGGCAAAGGGTGTGGCGCAACTGGTGCAGGCCCAGCTGGATGCGCGCATGGCGGCAATTGACGCCAAGTTGCAGCCGATCCAGCAGCAAACCGCCAGAAGCGCCACCGAGGTGCATCTGTCTGCGATCTACAGCGCCCACCCGGACGCTGATTCCATCGTGGAGTCGCAGGAGTTTGCCGCATGGAAGAGCGCCCAGCCTGGCGTTGTGCGTGCTGCGCTGGATGCTGCGCTTACCACGGGCAGCACCAACGACGTGATCGAGGTTTTCTCAGCCTTCAAGGCCGCCACAGGTCAGGCAGCCGTACCCACCGCCACCACCGCCAAGGCCGGGCAGATCAGCCCCGCCGAGGCGGCCAAGGCGGCCATTGCCAGAGCCGCGGCGCCCATGCCGGCCAGCATCTCGGACATTCCGGGTGGCCGCGCAGGCCCCACGAACGTGCTCGAAGCAATGGAAAACATGAACGGCCCCGAAATGCTCTCGGCAATGAATGCCATGACGCCCGAGCAGATCGATGCCTACCTGAACGCCCAGATTTAAGGACACACGATCATGGTGATGAAGACCAACGCCGGTTACGGCGACAAGGGGAACATGCTGAAGCAGGCCGTAGGCCTCTTCGCTGCCCACATGAAGCGCAACAGCACCATCTCGCACCTGATCGGCAAAATGCCGGCCGGCACTGCGGGCGCTGAAGCGACCATCCGTCAGCAAACTACCCAGCACATGCCCATTGTCCGCTGTCAGGATCTGGGCAAGGGCCAGGGCGACGAGATCAGCTTTCACCTGCTGAACCCCGTCGGCGGCTACCCGATCATGGGCAGCGAGTACGCCGAGGGTCGCGGCATCGGCATGAAGCTGACTGAAGGCCGCCTGCGCGTCAATCAGGCACGTTTCCCGGTGGATCTGGGCAACGTGATGACCAGCATTCGCAGCCCCGCCGATTTCCGCCGCCTGGGCCGCCCGGTGGCGCAGTCCCTGATGGATCGCTACGTGGACCAGTCGCTGCTGGTGCATATGGCCGGCGCTCGCGGCTATCACGACAACATCGAGTGGGCCATCCCGACCGATAGCCACGCCAAGTTCGCCGACATCATGGTGAACCCGGTCCTGGCGCCGTCCAAGAATCGCCACTTCATCGCCGACGGCGCCGGCATCACTCCGTTTGGCGTGACGGCTGGCGAGGTGAATCTGGACACCACCGACCAGCTCAAGATGGGCGTGATCGATGCCATCCGCACCACGATGGATCAGATCGCCCTGCCGCCGCCGCCGGTTCGCTTCGAGGGCGACAGCGCTGCCGATGACGAGCCGCTGCGCGTGCTGCTGGTGTCTCCGGCCCAGTACAGCGCCTTTGCCACCGACCCGAACTTCCGTCAGTTCCAGGCTGCTGCGATGGCCCGGGCTCAGCAGGCCAAGATGCACCCCCTGTTCCTGGGTTCCATCGGCCTCTGGAATGGCGTGCTGATCGTCAAGATGCCGCGCCCGATCCGCTTCTACGCGGGCGACACCATCAAGTACGCCGCCAACTACAGCGACTCCACCGAAACCAGCTGCGTGGTGCCGGCCAGCTTCGGCACGAACTTCGCGGTTGACCGCGCCATCCTGCTGGGTGGCCAGGCCATCGGTGAAGCGCTGGCCAGCTCCGACAAGAGCGCCATCCCGTTCTTCTGGAGCGAGAAGGAGCTGGACCACGGTGACAAGGTTGAGCTGCTGATCGGCGCCATCCGTGGCGTGGCGAAGATCCGCTTCGAGATCGACGCTGGCAACGACGGCAAGCAGATCACCGACTACGGCGCCGTCGCCATCGACACCGCCGTGCCCATCATCGGCGCCCGCAAGTAATGCGTGAGGGGCCGGCCTGACCGGCTGGCCCCAATCCAATCCAGCACAGGAGATTCCCACCATGGCGAAAATCACTCGCGCCGTTGCCCTGAACAACGTGTTTGGCAGCGCGCCCTACGGCAATCTGTCCGTCCTCAAGTTCCGCATGCAAACCAACGCATCGGGCGCTGTCATCAACTCCGATTCGACCGCCGCGGTTGCCTCTGGCGACGTGGTTGATCTGGGTCCGCTGCCGGCTGGCATGCACCTGGATGATGTGATCGTGACCGTTTCCACGGCGCTGACGGCCTCCGTCACCGGCAAGCTGGGCTTTGCGTACTCGGACGGCGTTGATGACGCGACCGTGCCGCAGAACGATGCCTACTTCTTTGCGGCCACCTCCCTGGCTGCCGCAGCCGTCATCCGCAAGACCGCCACCACTGCGCCCGTCGTCCTGCCGAAGGAAGCGCGTCTGATCCTGACCACCGGCGGCGCGGCCAACGCCAAGGCCAGCTTGACCGACATTCGCGTGATCGGCGAGCTCGCCGGCCAGCGCTGATCCAGGCCTGACCCACCGGGCGGGCCATCAAGCCCGCCCGGTGCATACCGGAGATCACGGATGAACCGAATCGCAATCGCGCGCGTGGCGCACGAGATCAACCGCGCCTACTGCGCATCGCTGGGCGACACCTCGCAGCCGGCGTGGGAAGACGCCCCGGAGTGGCAGCAGAACAGCGCCCTGGTTGGCGTCGATATGCACCTGGCCAAGCCGGATGCCACCCCCGAGCAGTCGCACGAATCCTGGCTGGCCCAGAAGCTGGCGGAGGGCTGGAAGTACGGCCCGGTGAAGGATGCCGAGAAGAAGGAGCACCCGTGCTGCGTGCCCTACGCCGACTTGCCGGCGGAGCAGAAGGCGAAGGACTACCTGTTTCGCGGCGCGGTGCACGCGCTGAAGGCCATTGAGCCTGAGAAGGTGGCCGCGTCCGTTGCGCCGGCCATTCCGGATGGCCACATTGCCGTGCAGTACGTCGGCCGTCGTCAGCAGTGGGCAGACAGCATCTATGGAACCGGCCTGAGCTTTGTTGCCGACCAAGTGCGCTACCTCCCGGGCCCTGTCGCAACCCAGTTCCTGCGCCACGTCGATCTGTTCCGCGAGGCCAAGATCGAGGTTGCGCCGGAGAAGGTTGCTCAGATCGCCGAGGTCGCCGAGATCCCGCGCGACGATACCGCCGAGATTCTGGAGGCGGCCAAGCAGAAGCAGGCGGAAGAGCTCGACAAGGAAAACCAGCTCCAGGATCTGCGCCAGTCCGTGACCTTCATGGAGAAGGACGCGCTCAAGGAGTTCGTGTCGCGCAACTACCGCCAGAAGCTCGACGGCCGGCTGTCGGTGGAGGCCATGCGCACTCAGGCCCTGCAGCTGATTGACCAGTTCGGCGCGGTGTAAGCATGACCCTGGCTGAGCTGATTTCCCGCTACCGGACCCTGGCCAATGACAGGGCGGAGCCGTTTTTCGTCAGCAATGACGAGGCGCGGGACTTTCTGAACGAGGCTGAAAACCAGGCCTGCATTCGTGGCCGAATGATTCATGCGGCGGACGACGCCGAGGTGTGCGACTTGACGGTGAGTGCAGGTCGGGCGCAATACGACTTTCACCCAAGCCTGGTCGAGATCGACAACTGCTGCTTTCGCGAAGATGGCGCGGCGCGCCGGGGCCCGCCGATTGAGTTCCACTCGCAAGAGTGGCTTGACGACTGCGTGCAGGACTGGCGCGACCAGTCCGGCGTGCCCAAGTACGCAATCCTGAACGACACCTCCATTCGGCTTGTGCCCCGCCCGGAGGTGGGCGGGCTGCTGATATTTGAGGGATACCGGGCACCCAAGCGCCCCATGTCAAAGACCACGGACAGCCCTGAGATCGCCCGTCACCATCATGAGCACCTTGTTCAGTGGGTGCTCTTCCGGGCTTTCAGCATCCCCGATTCCGAGTTTATCGACCCGGCGCGCGCAGCCACTGCTGAGGCGGCCTTCACAGCCTACTTCGGCCCGCTGCCGGATGCCGACCTGCGCCGGCTCACGCGCGAGGACTTCCCCCACGTCACACAGAGCTTCATGCCGTGATGCGCACCACCAAGGAGATTTGAAAGATGGCCAATACCCTCTACGACTACGCGCGCCAGCGCTTCCTGGAAGGCCAGCTTAACTGGCTGACCGATACCATCAAGGTATATCTGGTTGATACCGGTGCCTACACGCCGCAGACGGCCATCCACCAGTATCTGGCGGACATTACGCTGTCGGCCCGGATTGCTGGCCCGGTGACGCTCACCAGCAAATCCACCACGGGCGGCGCTGCGGATGCTGCGGACTGCACGTTCACCAGCGTTTCCGGCGCCACCATCGAGGCCATTGTGATCTACAAGGACACGGGCTCCGAGGCTACCAGCCCGGTGATTGCCTATATCGACACGGCAACCGGCCTGCCGATCACGCCCAACGGCGGTGACATCATCGTTACCTGGGACAACGGGACGAACAAGATTTTCAAGGTGTAAGCCATGCCCGCAACCCTGGTGATTGGCGCCATTGGAATCCAGTCGGCGGACATCCTGCCGTCGTCGGATCGGATCAACTGGAGCCGGCTGATTTCTCTGCCGGCATTCCAGCTGTTTGCATCCGAGCGTGGCGGCCCTGCGCCGGGGGCCCCGCTGGGCGAGTGGCTGGCCATTGCGGCGCGGGATGCCGGTTCCGCAGAAAAGGTGCTGGACGATTACCGCCAGTGGCATGCCGTCAAGGGCCAATGGCCCGGCGAAACCCCCATGGGTGATCTGCTTTGAACAAGGTGACGTGGGGGGCGCTGAACGCCAAGAACGACACGGCAGCAAACCTGAAGGCGTGGATTCAGGCGCTGCACAACAATCTGATTTCGGCCGGGTTGGTGCAGACGGCTGACACCGGGCAGTTGAGCATTTCAGGGATCTCAGCCGTGCTCTCGGCCGGCTCATACCTTGCGCCGCTGATCTATCGCTTCGATGACTCACTGGCGGGTAGCAGTCCCGTCATCATCAAGCTGCGGCCGTATGCCGGCTATTTCGGCACCGCTAGCCCTTGGGGAAATGTGGCTATCAGCATTGGAACCGCTACCGATGGAGCGGGAAACCTGACGGGACCGAACACCGGGGAGTTCAACTTCTACAACAGCTCCAATGGAAATGCCGCCACGTTTGCGACGGTGGACACGCAGAGTTACGCCATGCATAGCGAGGGCCGCTTTGCGCTCTGCCTTGGCGTCGGCGCCTACGAGAGCACGTACAACGGGTTTTGCATGGCGTTC